ACTTGATTGCCAAGTCCCAGCGCTGGTATCCGAAATTCTTCGACGGGGCCAAGTTCCTGGCCTCCAAGAGCGACTACAAGTGGGTTTGGCCGACCGGGGAGGAGCTCCTGTTCCGCCAGATCAAGCGTATCTCTGACTACTGGAACTACCATGGTCAGGAGTTCCCATTCATCGGCTGGAACGAGCTGTCCAAGTACCCGACACCGGAGCTCTATGATGCAATGATGAGCTGTAACCGCTCTTCCTTTTTGCCCGAGGAGCACAGCCCAGTTAACCCGCAGACCGGGCAGAGGGAGCCCCTGCCCCCGATCCCCCTTGTGGTCTTCAGTACAACCAACCCGTATGGCGCTGGCCACAACTGGGTCAAGGCCCGTTTTATCGATGTCGCCGAGCCGGGCCAGGTGGTCCGCAAGGAGATCGACGTCTTCAACCCGCGGACCCAAAAGCGCGAAACCATCGTCAAGACGCAGGTACGCATCTTCGGCTCCTACAAAGAGAACCGCTACCTCAGCCCGGAGTATGTCGCTGAGCTCGAATCCATCAAGGAAGAGAACAAGCGCCGGGCATGGCTGTGGGGTGACTGGGACATCGTGGCTGGTGGGGCTCTCGACGACCTGTGGGGCCCGCACCTCATCCTGCCGCGATTCAAGGTGCCGAAGACCTGGCGCATCGACCGGTCCTTCGACTGGGGCTCCAGCCATCCGTTCAGCGTGGGCTGGTGGGCTGAGGCCAACGGGGAGGAGGCCACCCTGCCGGATGGCTCCATCTTCTGCCCGCCGCCCGGTACCCTGATCCGTATCGCGGAGTGGTATGGCGCGCAGGAGATCGGCCTGAACAAGGGCCTCCGCCTGTCCGCCAAGGAGATCGCGAAGGGTATCAAGGAGCGGGAGAAGATGCTGATGGAGCAGGGGTGGATTGAGTCCCGGGTCAGGGCGGGGCCGGCGGACAACCAGATCAGCAACGTCAACGAGAAGGACGTCGAGTCCATCAAGAAGAAGATGGCCGACGAGGGGGTGGACTGGATTGAGTCTGACAAGCGCCCCGGCTCCCGCATCAACGGCCTACAGCTGATCCGGGACCGCCTTGAGGCGTCCAAGACGAAGGAGGGGCCAGGTCTCTACTTCATGGACAACTGCCGGGCCGCCATTGCCACCTTGCCTGTTCTCCCTCGGGACGAGGATAATGAGGACGATGTGGACTCTGAAGCCGAAGATCACGTTTATGACGATGTTCGTTACCGCGTGCTAGCCGGCAACAACCGCTTCGCGACCTCGATTAAGGTCACACTACCAACTTGAGGAGCTGAAGATGCCGAATGTAAGCTTTGTGCGCGACGAAGTCGCCAAGATGAAGGGCCGGTGGGACCTTGTCAAGGACTGCCTGAGCGGCCAGAAGGCCGTCAAGGAAGCCCGCGAGAAGTACCTGCCCAAGCCCAACCCCGCCGACCTCTCCGAGGAGAACAAGAAGCGGTACGACCAGTACGTCGAACGGGCCGTCTTCTACAACGTGACCCAGCGGACCCACGCTGGGCTGGTGGGCCAGGTCTTCCAGCAGGACCCGATTGCCAAGCTGCCCGCCCTGATGGAGCCGCTGCTTATCGACACCGACGGGGCCGGCGTAGCGCTGGACCAGCAGTCGAAGAAGGCGCTAGGTGAGGTGCTCGGCTACGGCCGATGCGGTCTGTTCGTCGACTACCCGAAGGTGGAAGGTGCCGCTAGCCGTCAGGACCTGCTGGACGGCAAGGTGCGCCCGACCATCATCCTGTACGACCCGTGGGACATCATCAACTGGCGGACCAAGACGGTCGGCGCGAAGAAGCTCCTGTCCCTTGTGGTCATCGCCGAGTCCTATGTGGTGGAGGATGACGGCTTCGAGGCCAAGTCGGACAAGCAGTGGCGCGTCCTCCGCCTCGAGGAGGAGACCGGGGCCTACCGGGTCGAAATCTGGCGGGAGGCGAATGGCACCCACCAGGAGTACGAGCACTACTACCCGCTGGACGCCAGCGGCAACAACCTCAAGGAGATCCCGTTCACCTTCGTCGGGGCGGTCAACAATGACCCGAACGTGGACCTCCCGCCGCTCTATGACCTGGCCACCCTCAACATCGCCCACTACCGGAACAGCGCCGACTACGAGGAGGCCTGCTACATCGTGGGGCAGCCGACTCCGTACCTCGCCGGCTTGACGAAGGACTGGGTGGAGGATGTCCTCAAGGGCCAGGTGCACCTCGGCTCCCGCGCGGCGATCCCGCTTCCGCAGGGTGGAACCGCGGGGCTGCTGCAGGCCAACCCGAACACCATGCCGAAGGAGGCCATGGAGCTGAAGGAGCGCCAGATGGTCGCCCTCGGCGCCAAGCTGGTCGAGCAGGCGACTGTCCAGCGGACGGCCACCGAAGCCCGGCAGGAGGAGGCCTCCGAGGTGTCCATTCTGGCCACATGCGCGAAGAATGTGGCCGCGGCCTACCGGACAGCCCTGACGTGGTGTGGGGTCTTCCTCGGCACCGACCAGGAGCCGGAGTTCGACCTCAACACCGACTTCGAGATCGGCCGTATGTCCGCTCAGGACCGTGCCCAGCTGATCGCCGAGTGGCAGGCCGGCGCCATCGCCTTCGAGGAGATGCGCTTCAACCTCCGCCGGGCCAACGTCGCCTACCTGGACGACGAGGAGGCGAAGGACGCCATCGAGGAGGAGCTGGCCTCTGGTATGGGGGCCGGGGCCGCACTGGTCTACGCCCAGCAGATGCAGCAGGAACAGGACCCGGACGCAGACCCGAACAAGGACCAGCAGGGCAATGGCGGAAATAATCAACCTCAGTGAGCGGCGGCCCCATCTATCGGGGCCAGCCGTCTGCTCCTGCTGCCTGCATAAGTGGGTGGCGGTTGCCGAGGTGGGGACTTGGCAGTTACAATGCCCGCAATGTAAGACCATGAAGGGGTTGTGGGAGCACCCATACGCACCGGAGGCGTTCTTCGAGTGCAACTGTGGCTCCCATCTATTCTATATCGTATCCGACGGCTGCCGCTGCCGGGAATGTGGGGCGTACGCTAATGGCTTCTGACAAGCACCTGCTGGATATCGCGACAAGGCACCAGGTCTACCTGGAACGCCTGAAGTCCGGTCAGGTCAAGAGCATGGGCACCGCCTTGCGCCGGCTGGAGAAGGCCATCACCGAGGTGGTCGGCGGCCTTGGTACCACCAATATGGCGGACCTCACCAAGAAGCAGCTCAATGAAACCTTGGCCAACCTTCGCAAGGCTCAGGTCAAGGTCATGCTGGAGATGCTGGACGACCTCATGCCGGCTCTCGAGGAGCTGGCGGGCTATGAGGCGGAGTTCGAGGCCAAGTCCATCGAGCAAGCCGTCGCGGCGGTCAGCCTGACCGTACCTGTGGCCAGCGCCGCCTACCAAGCCGCCCTCAAGCAACCCCTGTCGGCCACAGGCGAGCTCCTGGAGCCCTTCCTCAAGGACTGGACCGCCAAGGAGATCGCCGCGGTCAACAATCTGGTCCGCAAGGGGTATGCCGATGGCTGGACGAATCAACAACTGGTGCAGGCGATTCGCGGCACCAAGAAGCTCAACTACTCCGACGGGATCATCGCTCGTATCGGGCGCAACGCCGACGCCGTGGTCCGCACGGCTATCCAGCACGTGGCTTCGACGGCCCGCATGGAGACTTGGGCTGCGAACACCGATGTTATCGAGGGATATCGATGGGTCTCCACTCTGGATAACAAGACGACCCCTACCTGCCGATCTCTGGACGGCCAGGTCTTTAAGCTGGGGCGAGGCCCACGGCCCCCGGTCCATATTCGATGCCGTAGTACAACGGTGGCAGAGGTTGATCCTAAGTACGACTTTCTGGACGAGGGGGCTACCCGATCCAGCGCAAGCGGCTATGTGGATGGCGATCTTACCTATTACGAGTGGCTGAAGACCCAGCCTGAAGCCTTTCAAGATTCGGCCATCGGCCCGACCCGCGGCAAGTTGCTCCGGGATGGTGGCTTGACGGCCGAGGAGTTCGCCCGGCTTAACCTCGGGCGCAACTTCGAACCGCTGACCCTCGAGGAGATGCGGAAACTGGAGCCCACCGCATTCCAGCGGGCGGGCCTTTAACCCGGGCCGGTGGCCCATTATTAGGAGCAGTGCTCATGACTTTGAAAGCAATCCTCGAGTCCCTTGACGGACTCCCCGACGCGGTCAAGTCCGAATACAAGAAGGGCGATGACGGCAAGTTCCACCTGGACGTGGAGGGCATCGACGACCACCCGAGCGTTGGTGCGCTGAAGCGAGCGAAGGACTACGAGAAGTCCGAACGGCAGAAAGTGGCCAATCAGCTCAGTGACCTGCAGGCCCAGCTGGAAGCCCTGACCGAGGAGCGCGATGGCATCCTCAAGGGATCGATCCCGAAGGGTGATGTTGAGAAGCTGGAGAACAGCTACAAGGAGAAGCTGGCCAAGCGCGAGAAGGAGCTGTCCGACCAGATCAGCGCCCTGACCGGCAACCTCCAGACCATGCTGGTCGACAACGTCGCTCAGACCATGGCAAGCAAGATCAGCACGGCCCCCGAGCTGATCTTGCCCCATATCAAGGCGCGCCTCAAGGCGGAGTTCAACGAAGGCAAGGCGGTTACCCGTGTGCTGGACAAGGACGGCAACCCGTCGGCCTTCAGCATCGAGGACCTGCAAAAAGAGATGGTTGCCAATCCCTCCTTTGCGCCTATAATTATCGGAAGCAAGGCCTCCGGCAGCGGTGCTGAGGGCGGCCACGGCGGGAGCGGTGCTCCGGGTAAGATCGATTACGCGAAAGCATCTCCCAAAGAGATCGCTGCACACATCAAAGCATCCAAAGAAACTGGAGGTAGTTAACCATGGCACTCTCGGATCTGGCGGTATTCTCCGAATACGCCTACTCGACCATGACCGAAATGCAGGACCAGCAGATCGGTCTCTTCAACGCAGCTACCCGCGGCGGCCTCGTGCTGCAGTCGGGCAACCACCAAGGCGACTATTCTGACGAGGCCATGTGGGCCAAGATCAGCGGGCTGGTCCGTCGTCGTAATGCCTACGGCTCCGGTGCCGTGGCCGAGAAGGTGCTAGAGCATCTGACCGAGACCTCGGTCAAGGTGGCCGCCGGTACCCCGCCGGTCCGTATCGATCCGGGCATGATGAAGTGGATTCAGCGTAGCCCGGAAGAAGCCGGCGTCGTGGTGGGCAAGCAGATGGCGGAGGACTCCATCGCCGACATGCTCAACACTGCGGTTATGTGCTACACCGCCGCTGTGGGCCAGGTGGCCAACGTGGTCTATGACCACAGTGGTACCGGCACCATGTCGCTGATCGCGCTGAACAAGGGCGCGGCCAAGTTCGGGGACCGTGCTGGTGCGCTGGTCGCTTGGGTCATGCACTCCAAGTCGGCCTTCGACATCTACGGCGAAGCCCTGACCAACGCCACCCGCCTGTTCGTGTTCGGCAACGTGCGCGTCATCGAGGACGGCTTCGGTCGTCCCCTTGTGGTCACTGACAGCCCGAACCTCGTCCTCCCGGACGCTGGCGGCGTTGGCGTGTACCACTACCAGGCGCTCGGTCTGACCCCCGGCGCGGTGCTGGTCTCCCAGAACGGGGACTTCACCGACAACGTGGAGACCAAGAACGGCGACGAGAACATCATCCGCACCTACCAGGCGGAGTGGTCGTACAACGTCAGCGTGCAGGGCTTCGCGTGGGACAAGACCAACGGTGGCAAGTCCCCGACCAACGCGGCGCTGGGTACTGCGACCAACTGGGACCGCTACGCCACGTCCGACAAGGACCTGGCCGGCGTCCTCGTCAAGGCGCAGTAAGTTGAACGGACGGGGGCTTCGGCCTCCGTTCCTCTAGTCCACCAGGAGAACGAACATGTCAAAGAAAGTAACTCTGTTCTTCATCGCCGGGATGGTTCCCACCGAGGCTGAACGCGAAGCTGCTGAGAAGCTGGGGGCTACCCGCTTCCGCAACGCCCGCCTGGCCAAGAATGACACCATCGAGAAGTGTGACGAAGTCGCTGGGCTGGTCCCGGAGATTTACAAGAACGTGAAGGGTATCAAGGTCCTGGATGTGAAGGCGGAAGAGCCGAAAAAGGGGGTGGCACCCTCGCCACAGGCCCCGGCCGCCCCGGCCCAACCCAAGCCCGCGGCCCCGGCCCCGGCCCCCGCCACGAAGAAGTAAGGTAGCCCACCATGGCCCTGACTATCGAGGACGGCTCCGGGGTAGCCGGGGCCAACAGCTACATCGATGTGGCGACAGCCCGCACCTACGCGGTCGCGCGGGGTCTTACCCTGCCAGCTGCAGATGGTGACGTCGAAGCCCTACTGATCAAGGCGATGGACTTCATCGAAGCCTATCGAGGGGATTTCCAAGGCATCAAGACTTCCGCAACCAATCCCCTGCAGTGGCCCCGCACCGGGGTCACCCTCGACGGCTACCCGCTGGCCGCCGACTCCATCCCGCAGGTCCTCAAGGACGCTCAGGCGCAGCTGGCAGTCGAGGCTCAGAACGCTGACCTGATGCCCACTGGTACCGGCCGCGAGGTCGTCATGGAGCGGGTGGACGTGGTCCAGGTCCAGTATGCGGAATCTGGCAACACCAATCCGCAGCCGATCTTCACCAAGGCAGAAGCCCTGCTGAAGCCCCTCTTCAAGAGCGGGCTCTTCGGTAGCCTACGGAGTCTCCGGGTATGACCTTCTACAGTGGCTTGGCGGCCACCGCCACCAAACTGCTGACCGACAAGGGCCAGCAGATGACCATCCGGCGCAAGGGCGTTACGTCCAGCGACCCGGCTGCTGGCACCGTGACCGAGCTGCCCCCTGTGGACTACATCGTCAACGGGGTGCTGCTCGGCTACAAGGATTTCCTCGCGACCACCGACCTGATCCAGCGCGGTGACCGCAAGGCCCTGATTGAGGCCGGGGTGGTAACCCCGACGAAGGAAGACCAACTCATCGC